GGTGGTGGATATACACCTCCAAGTACCTTTCGTTTTCGCCTTAGAAGGGAAAAAAATGTTTACCTATAAAGCGGACTTCGTTTACTTCGATAAGGTAGCAAACGAGTTGATCGTGGAGGACGTGAAGGGATACCGGACACCGTTGTATAAATTGAAGAAGAAACTGATTGAGCAACAACACAAAATCAAAATTACGGAAACATGAAAACAATCTACCAGCATAAAAAGCCGATGCATCCATTCGACGTGCAACCGTCCTACGGATTTCAAAAAGGCGAGGAAACCAAGTTCCTGAAATGGCTATGGGAATACAAAAAGGCACTGCAAGAACTAACGCCAAAAATTGGGGCAAAGCGTGACACGAACGCTAATTACATGGAGTTTTACATCAATCTGAAAAACGAACGGGAAGAGGTGCAAAAGATGTTCACCCAACGCCTTCACTCAAAGACCTGGAAAAAGTACGTACATAGTGCGCTCGTATCCAATCAAATTCCCGATGAGTTGAGAACGTATTTAATCGAAAGGCGAATAGCTTTTTACGATAGGATTTTGTAATATAAAACTTATTGACTACCTTGCATAAAAAAAACCAAATACTTATGAATGAAAAACCAACAATCACAATCAGTTTTCGCATTGAAGAAAATAGATCGGTGAGAATTATTGAAACGCAAATACCTTACACTGGTGACTTTGAGAACCTGAAACAGATTGTAATGGAAACGCAGTTATGTTTATATCGTGGATGGGGTCATGAGAACGTAGAGCAAGCCGTTAAAGAAGCAAATATATTTTAACCATGAAAACAACCAAGTACGGGCGTAACATTATCGAAATCGAATGTAACGATAGGGATAAGTTCCTGCTCTTATCCGATCTCCACTTCGATCACCCCAAATGCAGGCGTGATTTGTTGGAGCAACACCTTGACCAAGCAATCAAAGAAGAAGCGAAAATTCTAATCAATGGCGACTTCTTTTGTTTGATGCAGGGAAAGTACGACAAACGTGCCAGTAAGCAAGACATTCGCCCCGAACATATCGGTCACAATTACTTTGACCTGGTTGTTAATGAAGCGGTGGAATGGTGGGCAAAATACGCTCACCATTTGTTATTTGTTGGGTACGGTAACCACGAAACGAGCGTAATCAAGAGAAACGAAATAGACCTCACCGAGCGATTTGTTTCAACCCTCAACTACAAAACGGGTTCAAGAGTTTTGAATGGTGGGTACGCTGGGTGGATTGTGTTCAATGTTTACCGAAATCCAAGCACCTATCGAAAGTTCTTTATGAAGTACCACCACGGACATGGAGGCGGTGGAGTGGTAACCAAGGGGGTTATTCAGCATCAACGCATGGGAGCGCAAGTAGATGGTGCGGACGTTCTTTGGATGGGGCACGTTCACGAACTATACCACCACGTGAATATCAAGGAAAGCATAAGCAGAACCATGCCTTACAGAAATCTGCAAAAGGTTCAGCACGATATTCGGACTTCAACCTACAAGGACGAGTTCGAAGATGGTGCTTTCGGTTGGCATATCGAACGGGGTGCGTATGGCAAACCGATTGGCGGTTACTTGATGCAGTTGCATTACGACCGAATGCAAAAGGAAGGAATAGATAAAGCAATAGTAAGCGCAGATTTCAAAGCAATTTATTCAACGATATAAAATTATGGAAAACGAAAAGTATGTAGGCAAAGGTTGGAAAAACGATTACGGTATCAAAGTACAACTGAAAAAAGAGGATTTGTTAAACCTACCAACCAACGCCTATGGCGATATTGAGGTGTTTGTAGGGCAACGCAAAGAAATCGATCCCAAGAGCCGTGCTACCCATTGGGTGAAATGGAAGGCAAAGGACGGAGAGCAACAACCGAGGAAAGCACCGAGCGAACTTCACCCTGCAATGCAGAAGCTGAACGATAAGGGTTTCGGTTTGGTTGAAGATGACGGGTTACCTTTCTAAAAAATCCCATTCAATAAGTATGCATCCACTCATTCACGACGTACTCCAACATCAAAGTTATCGCAAGGCGTGTTACGACTTGGTGAGGGGTACGTTTGAGGATGGGGAAGACCTTTATCAGGAAATGCTTTTGGCACTCCTTGAAAAGGGCGATAAGAAGTTGTGGGAGGTGTGGCATTCGGGAGGGCATCGTTGGTACGTTCTCGGATTGATTTACCGCCTATTCCTCGGCAAGGGTTCGCTATGGGATCAAAAGTATCGGGATAGGTTGGTGCGTGTGGATTTCGATTGGGAACGTGCGCAAGTGGTTGCGGAAATCTACGACCATGAAGAAGACCAACGGGAGCAATACAACACCGAGCGCATCCAAGAAGCGTTGGAGGAGTTGCACTGGTACGATAAAAACTTATTCATGGTTTACGTTGAAAGCAAGAACATGAGGCGAATCAGTACCACTACCACGATTCCTTACAACTCGGTGCGACTTACGATTAACAAGGTTAAAGAAAAATTGAAAGGAAAATTAAAATGATTAGTTTAATCGGAATATTTTTAATGATATTGGTTATTGTTACTCAGTACGTTAATTATATTGTTTATGGTTCTTACATAAATAAACAAAAGCAAAATAGATACATGAATTTGAATAAAGATGAGTATGCTATTAACTCTTATGACAATTCTATTTTATCTATACCTGGAACATTTATATCAAACGTTCCATTTGGCATATTTGCAAAATACTACATTTATGATGTTGGAATAGTTGCACGTTGGAGCAAATTGCACAAAAAAATAAATGAGTATTACAAAATTGGATTGGAAAAAGAAAAAATATGATTGATTTAATAATAGCGTCCGTAATGGGTGCGAGTTTAGGAGTCACGATTACCAAGCTAACGGGAATCGGTGATTCAATCGGATTCAAGCCGTTCAACTGCTTCGTGTGTTTAAGCTTTTGGAGCGGTGTATTGTTTTACATAATTGGACAAGATTTGTCCATTTACCAAACCTACGTGTATTCGATAGGTGCAGGGTTCACGGCTTCGATATTTGCGTATTTTTTAATCGATAGGATATACAGATGAAACTAATAAACAGCATGAAAGAGGAACAGGCGAAACGCCTCGAACCATTGTACCCCAAATGGGTGCAGTTCAAAAACGAAAAGACCTTGCGCCTTGTACCCGAGCAAGTAGCTATCATGGGGCAAGTATGGAGCGAACTAACCAACAAGCGTTGGAGTGGCGGATGCCAAGCGTGTACGGTAAACGCATTCAGCCAAGTGATGACTATTTACGATGCGTACTTGGATAAGCGTTACCAAGAGCAACACCAACCTATTGAAGAACCAAGTAAACAAACAACCGATGCCACTACCAAAAAGAGAACAAGACGAATCCAAAAATGATTTCTTAGACCGTTGCATGAGTAACACGGTTATGAAGTCGGAGTACCCCGATAGCATTCAGCGGTTGGCGGTGTGTAATGCTTTGAACCGAAAGGAGTCGTACCAAAAATTTGAAAGCTACAACGACTACCCGAAGGCAGTTAGCAATAACGCAAAGAGGGGAATCGAACTAAACGAAAAAGAGGGTAACAAATGTGCAACCCAAGTCGGTAAGGTTAGGGCGCAACAACTTGCAAATGGTGAGCCGTTAAGCGTTTCAACTATCAAACGAATGTACTCGTATTTGAGCCGTGCGAAAACGTACTACGAAACGGGTACACCATCCAATTGCGGTTATATTTCATATTTGCTTTGGGGTGGTTTGGCAGGGTTACGATGGAGCGAATCAAAGTTGAAGGAGTTGGGTTTATGAATGATCAACCCAACGTAATTGACGAAGCCATTGGAGCGGTTCAGTTGTATTCTGAAATCGCAGGTTTACTGATTGATATTTTACACACGGCGGATGCGGTTAGCGTTGGAGGTTCTACCGACTACGAACTGAAATTGATGTGCGTACAAAAGTTAAAGGCAATTGTTGAAAAAATCGAAGTGTAATGCCAAGAGGTGAGAATTTTAGGAATAAGGAGAACGCAAAGAAGCACGGATTTGGTGCGCATCCCGAAAACATTAACCGCAATGGAAGACCACGGGCGTTGAAGAACGTAATCAAAGAGGTATTCATGGAGGAGTTTGATATTACGCTTTCATCCAGTCAAGCTAACGATATGATTATGGCGATGCTTTGCATGACTGAAAAACAAGTAAAGGATTTAGGTGAACGTGAGGATGTTCCCTTTTGGCTTAAAATGATTTCAAAGAAAATGGAGCGTGATATGAGCCGAGGTTCTATTCACTTGATGGAGGTTCTTTTCGATCGTGTTTACGGCAAGCCAAAGGAAACGGTTGATACTACTGTATCCATGCCACAAGCGGAAATCAAGGTAGGCGTAATTAAGAGCGATGTTGGTTTAGCTGATTCCGAAGATGCAATAATTTTGGATTGATGTTTCAGACCTCCGTAATTTTTGAGCGCAATTACAATTCGATTGCGGAAGTCATTGTAAATCAAGGCGGAAGCGGCGCTGGAAAAACTTACTCAATTATGCAAGTCCTTTGTTTGAAAGCTATTGAGAAGTCAGATTTAGTTATTACCGTTGTAGGTCAAGACGTGCCTAACTTGAAGAGCGGTGCGCTAAGGGATATGCAGAGCATCGTTGCGAGTTCACATGAAATTCAAAGTTGGATAAAAGGGTACAATGCGAGCGACCGCATTTTCACGTTTCACAACGGTTCAATCATTGAGTTCAAAAGCTACCAAGATTCCCAAGACGCAAAGAGCGGAAAGCGTGACTATTTCTTTTTGAATGAAGCGAACGGGGTAAGCTTTGAAATCTACTCCGAGTTAGCCATGCGAACCAAGAAGCAGGTTTACATTGACTATAACCCGAACGCACGATTTTGGGTACATGATAAATTGATAGGTAAAGAGGGCACGGAGTTAATCATTTCCGACCACCGCCACAACCCATTCCTACCCGATGTTATCCGAAAGAAAATCGAAGCGTTAAGGGAAGACGATGAGGAACTTTGGAAGGTTTACGCACGTGGAATGACGGGTAAGATTGAAGGGTTAATCTACCGAAATTGGGGAACGATTGGCACGATACCGAGCGATGCGGAGCTTATCGGTATGGGATTAGATTTTGGATTTACCAACGATCCAACTGCCTGCGTAATGGTGTACCGATTCAATGGTGAGTTAATTATTGACGAACTTTTATACCATAAAGGGTACACGAATCAAGATATTAGCGTTTACTTTACCCAATCGGGTATAAATAAAAGCGTTTCAATCGTTGCTGATTCAGCAGAGCCGAAGTCAATCGAGGAACTAAGGCGAATGGGTTGGAGGATTGAAGGCGCAAACAAAGGGAAGGATTCAATCTTGAACGGGATTGATATATTGAAACGATTTAGAATAAACGTAACCAGTAGAAGTGCGAACCTAATCAAAGAATTAAACGCCTACAAGTGGAAGGAAAAGGACGGGAACGCTACCAACGTACCCATTGATTCCTTCAACCACGGCATGGACGCTTTGAGGTATTTAGCATTGAATAAATTAGCAGAAAAAAATAGAGGTATTTATGGCATCAAATAACATTTGGAAGAAACTAACTGTACAGCAGTACCAACTTTTGAGTAACTTGAACCACTTGGAAGGGTGGGAGTATATGCGTAGCGTTGTGGCTATCGTTGAGAATAACGGCTTTGATGCGGTGGATAATTACACCCCGATTGAACTACGTAACCGATACGAAGCGATTGCAAAGCAGTTAAATACTGAACCATTCAAACCATTCAAGAACTTCGTTAAGGTGAACGGAAAGCGTTACTATGTAACCCGTTTCTTTGATGAAATCACCACGGCTCAATACGTTGAGTTAAGCGAATGGACCAAGGACAAAGAAAAAAGCATTGACAATTTACACCTTTGCGTTGCATCGCTTTTACGTGAGTGCCGTTTTGGTTGGTTCGCCAAAAAGTACGACGGGAAGTTACACGCAAAGAGGGCGAAGGATGTGCAGGAAAAGATGTTAGCCGTTGAAGCGTTGGGTTTGTCCGCTTTTTTTTTGGGCAGTTGGTTGAGGTTACTCGAAGATTTACCAACCTATTTGGACAAGCAGTTGAAGGAGATGACCAAGGAGATGGAAGACCTGACCTCGGCACGGGATTTACAGAGCGGTACGGGTGGATTGTTGTAGTTGATAGGTTGGCAGGGAATGACGTATTGAAGTGGGATGCTGTTTTCGATTTGCCTGCGATTGAGTTTCTGAATTACGCCAGTTACCAAGTTGAGAAAAGTAAGCATGAAGCTTTTGAGGTAAAGCGTCAATCAAAACTTAGGTAACATTTTTGATTTGCCCATTTAATAAGTATGGCATTTATCGAGTTTCAAGATGTTAGCGGATCATTCAAAGCAGGTATTGAGGACATTGGTACTGGCAATGTTGATCTTGCGTTTGAGGGCGTCGAAAAGGAAATCGTTGAATGGTGTAACGAACAAATAAAGCTTTTCAGGGATAAGATAGATGCGAATAAGAGCCGTGCTACGGGTAACCTTCAACAATCGTTAGTGGTTGCACCGATTAAGCGTTTCGGCAAAGATTACGCCGTTGAAATCGAAGCACCTGCATATTGGAAGCTATTGGAGTACGGGCAAAAGGGAACGCAGGAAAGTTCAAAAGCACCTAACTCACCATTCACGGTTAAAGAGTATCCACGTTTGGAGGATATGGTTAAATGGGTGCAGTTCAAAGCACTGACAAGCGGAAAGAAAGACGTTTATTCGTTTGCTTCACGGGTTAGGCGTTCCATTTACAAGCGAGGTACTTACGCCCATCCATTCGTTCAACCAACACTTACAGAAAACAGATTAAATGATTTGACGCAACGGGTTGCAGAAATGACCGCCCAAGCGTTTACGGCAGTTTTACTACCAAAATAATATGGCAATAACGATAGAATCAAATCCGCAGGACTTTACCACGGTAGGCAATCCGATAATATTCGTGCTATCCAGTACGAACGTAGCGCAACCAAACTTCAAATACGTTGCAGATGTATTCATTGGCGCAACGCAGTTGGTGCGATTAAAGACCTCACCAAACCCAAACAACGATCAGGGGTATTTCGATATTCGAGAGGTACTAAGAACGCAAATCGGAATCAATACGGATATTGGCGAGGGTAGAGGGTTTGAGTGCCCCGATATGTGG